TACAGTCTCTTTCAGACTAGACATGTCACCAAGAGCAACAAGGTCCATGATGGTGTCAGTGTCATTGTAATGCTCTTCAAGCATACCACCGACACACCAGAGACCACCATCCCAGTGACAGTAGGCAGAAGCAAAGTTCTTCCAATCGGAAGTGATCATAATATTAGCACGGGTAGCCATGGGGCAATTCCTTTCAATCAACTTACATGCTTAATATAAACACTCTCAGGACAGTGTCAACCAAAAAGATTAATCATTCTATGATTTTTTCCACGATAAACATCAAAGTGTGCTGGTATCGTAGTTTTCTCTTTCATGTCTAGTACAGGCACTACAACTGGTATACGATCAGTGGTTTTAAATCCGTCTCTTTCAAAGAACCATTTTCCAAATGTTTCGTCATATCCCAAAAATTTGTTATAGAGTGTGGTCATTGGTCCATATTCTATCTTATTAGATTTTAAATATGAGATAAACCTTTTGCAAAAATCAGGAGTAAAAAATATCGCAACTGTTCCATGACAAGCAAGCATTTTCATATGTATGTGATCTTCAAGATACACCATATCAGGATAATCTAGGTATGCATCATGCTCTATGATTAAATGAGGAACAGTATCATTTGCACAATCTTCCCAACATTTTATTTTTGTTGTGAAGCTGGCATATTCTTCTGGCGATCTTATGAAAGTATCATCTGACCAAGCATATGAATTATATGTCTCATCATCATAAAGAGTTTGTGGAGTTATGGCATCAACTAACTCCACATCAAAGTCAGACCAAGAAGGGAGACAGTAAGCAGCATATGCCTCTGAAAGTCTGTCTCCCTTAATTCGAATCATTCTAACTCGAAAGTTGCTCATACCAAGCCGTCAAGAATGGTAAGTGATTCTTTAGAATCTCTGCACACATATAAGCAACCTCTCGATGTTCTTTCTGTGTCTCTACGCCACAACGAAGTTCACAATAGTGAATCCAAGAACGCACATTACCTTTCATGTACATACGAGATTGCATGTTACCTTCAGGTAGAACAGCACGGGCTTGCTCTTTAGCAATACCATTCTCAATTGCCCATTTATATGCTAGTCGAGACTCATGCACAATCTGCTGCTGCTTTGCTTCCCATTGACGCTTTAGTGTATCATCATCCGTATCAATTGAGTTTTGACGGTTCTTAGTATCCTGCAACCGTGCTTCACGCATATAGACTGCCAAGTCTTTAGTCGGGTCAGCATACCGCTGACTAAACTCTTGAAATGAAAATGAACGATGGCGTAGAATCTGCCGTGCAATATCCCGTGTTGTATTAATCTCAAGAACCATATCAACCATTTCAAAAGGCGACCAATGCTTGTGTTTAATTAGATACGACAACAGTTTATCGTTAGTTGCAGTATTGCCCTGATTAGACGGATTAGAAATTCGTGCGCAATAGGCAATAATATCCTCAGCAGACATTCGTTTGCCAGTGCCATCCTGATAGGCATTGAACAGTGAGGAAGTGATTGCTACAGGGATTACGGTTTGGTTCATATCTTAAAGCCTTTAAATTTATCTTCTGCACCAGCAGGAGTTTTGTCGAATACAGGAATACCATCATCTACAAGATTCTGGTCTTGGGGGTCTACGTCATATAGTCGCATTTTTGATCTATCTATACCTACTACAAATCGCTTGTACTTACTAGGGTCATTGTAGCGGTTCTTTAACTGCTTGACCATAATTTGACCAGACTGTTCAAGTTCTTCATTAGATACAAGAGCAAACATTAGATCAGCCGTTGCAGGCAGACCAAATGATTCAGATGTATCTTCAAGCCCAGGATCAGAGTTACCATAACCAGAGCGAGTTGTTTGTGTAGCACTCATAACAGGAACATTAAACTCTACTGCTAAACCACGAAGTTCTTCAGCAATAGCTTTGATGTAAGTGTAAGAGTTGATTGCTCCACCCATAGACTTCATACGAGATGAAGAGCAGATGGTCAGATAGTCAATAAAAATAATACCTGGAAAGAAAGAACGTATTAACATCAACTCTTTAAGCAATGCTCTGAAGTGTCCAACATGAGCAGACCCAGTAGGATATTCTTTGACAATCAGTTTACCAACAGTCTTCTTTGCAAGACCATTAATCTTCTCAGAGAACATAGTCTTTGGCAGCTTGTCTAGCTGGTCAATAGGAATATCCAGCAAGTTAGCATCAATACGCTCTGCAATACGCTCTTCTGCCATCTCCATAGTGATGTACAGAACATTCTTGCCTTGCAACAAAGCATTAGCACCGACATGACACATAAACAAAGATTTACCCACGCCCGTACCTGCAAGAGCAATGTTCAATGTCTTATCAGGCAAACCGCCCTTGGTAATCTTATTGAAGTTATCAATATCGAATGGCAGTTTTTCTTCTACACGATTGTAGAAGTCAAAACGGTCTTCTGCATTATCAATGTAGTCGTGACCAATGTTAACGTCAAATGCAACACCTAGAGCCTCAGAGAGAATATCTGGGATTGCATTCTTTGTCATCTTCTCATGCTTACCATCAAGAATATTAATTGATTCCATAATAGCAATATGAAGCGCACGTTCTTGACACCACTTTTCAGTCTTTTCAATCAAAAAGTCTTTGTCAATATCTACAGGTGCAAAAATCTCTGGAAGCAGCGCAGAGACTTCTGTGAACATATCATCTGAGATTTTCTCATTCTGTTCAAGATCAATGCGAAATGCTTCCAGAGTAGGTAGAGTGTTGTGCTTCTCTACAAAACCAGCAACTTGTCTAAAAATAACTTTTAGAGAGCCTTCAAAGTATACCGGCTTTAGAAAGGGCACAACTTGTCTAAGATAATCTTCATTCGTCAAGAGTGATCGTAGGATAGTCTTGTTTAGATTCTCGCTCATCTATTTGCGCAGTCCCATCTTGAAGTCCATTTTGAATTGCAACCATAAGTACATCACCAAGATATTGACCCAAATCATTATCATCAATATCTTCTGGTAAGTTGGATGCTTCTAGTATAGTAAACCCAAAGTCTAATGTCAAGTCATCTGGCTCAATAGAGTTTGTATCTGGCGTAAGTTTGATATTATCGTATCTAGTGACAATACCTTTATATTTACCAGTCAGCAACTGAATAGCCCAGCCAGGATCATCATGAATTCCTACAAAGTCATAATCCACATCTTGTTTAATTGTTTTCTGTAAATCATCAATCTTCGATTTCATCTTCGCTTACCACTTCAATGTTAGAACTACCACCGATCTTAAAGTTATTCTCAACAAACTGTTTGAATTTATCATTAGAAAGAATTTCTTTCCAAACATCTTCATTCAAGTCTTTGGCTCTCATTTTTGTTTCTGAGACTTCACCAGTCTCTGCGTCAACCATTGAATACCAGCCTTTAGACGGATTAACAATGAAGCTTCCTGCCAGAGCAACATCAAGTAGACCGGAATAGGCATCGACGCCGCCTTCCCAAGTAACCGAGATAGGAATGATGGATTTTTCACGGACATATCTAGATTTCTCCACATTGATTACAAAGTCATATCCAACGATTGCAGTGCCTTCTTTCTGTTGCCGGCGACCCAGAATCCAAATATCATCTGCCGCATAGTACAGACCTGTGCCACCTGATACAACTTTCTTAGAATACATTTCTTGCGTATCGTAAGTATGAGCGATACCGATAAACGGAATATCTTTCTTATTTAGATGAGGGTTAACCATACGAAATACTGATTTAAGTACTTTTGCTCGGGTCATATCTTGTGTAGACTTTTCTGCCAGTGCATCATCAACTTCTTTCTTTGATGCTAACTGACCAATAGAATCTACAACAATAATTACTTTATCACCCTTCTCAAGACTCTGAAGCTGGGACATCATATCAAACTTCAATTCTTCAAGATCAGTGATAGGAGTATGAAGCACTCGCTCCATATCAATATCCATCATTTCGAAATATGACTGAGGTGAGCCAAACTCACTATCATAAAAAAGCATAGCTGCTTCTGGATGCTTTTTCATATATCCAGACGCAAGTTTAAGAGCAAAGTTGGTTTTAAAGTGTTTAGATGGACCAGCAAGAATAGTAACGCCAGGAGACAGACCACCTTCCACAGAGCCAGATAATGCCACGTTTAGCATAGGCACATCAGTAGGTGCCATTTCTTTCTTACCATAATACTTTGATTTAGTGATAACTTCAGAATCCAGCTTTGAATTCTTTTTAAGTTTATCCATAATATTCATTGTTGACTATATCCTAACTTGTAGTTGACTGCAATGCTGATTGTTTTTCTACTCTTAACACCACAATAAAATTTATGAAAAGTATCTGGAGTATTTCTCCACATTATCAATCTATTATGCTTGTATTCATAGACTTTTTCAAGACCTGTTTTATCATGTCTGGCAACAAATGATGCATCTTTACCTGAGCCAATATACAACATGCCATGATATTTCTTTTCTGGATTATCAATATGCCAATCTCGAACAAGATATGACTCATCTGATTTTAAATCTCGATAGATAAGCCCATCAAGGTCACAGTCAAATGCATC